GCCACCCACAGCGTCAAGCTGTATCCTCCGCGGGAAAAGCGCGGTATTCTTGTTAAACTACGTGGCAGGTAACACTCAGTTACAGGAGCTTCAAAAGCGCCTCCCCCGCCTTGGCAATGCCGCCAAGCGGAGTGCTCATGACGATGTCCTCGACAGCCTTGCCGGCGTCCTCCACACCAGTCATGAAGGTGCCAGGGGCGCGGTTCTGGGCGACCGAGGCCGCCGTTAAAACGCCGTCGTTCCTGGGCTTCGTCTTCTGAGACAACATCGTGCCGGCGGTGTCACTAAGAGGAACCGCTTCGAGGTTGTAGACCACCTCGACCATGACCGCAGTCACGGAGGCAGTACACCCAGCGAGCTGGATCAGGCAGCACGGGTAGTCGTCGTTGGCGCCAGCGGCGTACGTGCTCGAGTTATTCCCCTTGTACTGGAAATAGTTGGCAAGCCGCTTGGCCATCCACGTCGCGCCCTTGAAGTCGTTGAGGGCGAACATGCGCGAGTCGTCGAACTCGAGATCAGGCGTGACCACGGAAGCCGGGGAGTAGCTCGTGGTAGAGACCACAGCACTGCCGGAGTTGTTCGTGGACGACAGAATCGAGGCGACCCGCACGCCGAACGTCACAATGCGGTAGCCACTGATGAGACTGTTCATCGTGGTGGCCGCCGAGAGCTGGTTCATGGTGGCACCGGTGAACGTGATGGTAGTCCCGGCGCCAGTGCCAATGACGTAGTTGTACGGCATGTAGGGCAAAATAATGACCGAGGCAGAGCCAGCTGCGTTGGTCGCAAGGGTGAAGGTGCCGCGGATCTGGTACGTGAAGCTGCGGCCCGCGTTGCCGTCCGGGATCCGCGCCCCAAGGGCAGCGGAACAGAACGCATCGACTTGGCCGCAAACAGCCGTCCCAAACGCCTGGGGCACCTTGTCCTTTGTAGCACCCATGGTGCTCTTCTTCGGCTGGAAAGCCTTTGAAACGCGAACGATACCCCCGTTGCCCTTCTGGCGAGGGGTGCCCTTCTTGCGCATCGGGGCTTGCTTGGTGCCGATCTTGCGAGCACGCTTCTTGGAGAGGGGCAGGTAGCCACACTCGTCCAGAAGGAGAGCAAGGTCAGCAAAAGTGTCAGCGGCCACCTCAGTCTCGAAGTCGGCCTCCAGCATGGCGCCGTCTTCCCACTCAATCTCAATGTGGAAAAGGCGGTCGTCGTCAAAGACGCCCACGCGCTCCTCGGGCACGACGAGCGAGAGCGGTTCTAGCTCAGGGTCGCGGCCTGGGAGGCGCAGCACGTCGACGTCAAGTGATTGAAAAGCCAAACCTTCAAGGTCGGCCATCGATTGCAGAGCATTTGGCATCTCGGCAATGACGGGGCCCGCCTCCCCGTCAAACCGATGACGCGTCAGGAAATTGACGGCCTGGGCGTACTCGGGGTGCCCACCAAAATCCGAGTGGAACCCCCCGAGGTGCTCTACGGTGATGAAAGGTTCGTAGAGCAGAGTGGCGACGGCCTTCCAAAGGCGCGTCCCATACGCCGGGCCGCTTGGCGGGAACACGTGGCTGCAGAACGTCGCGACGTCCGAAACATGGGCGTCGCGAAGCTGCCAGCCAAAGTGCTCGTAAGCGTCGGCCTTGTCCAGGGGGTCCTCGCCGCAGTCATCGCCTGCTGCCTTGATCAGCTCGAGAGCCGTAAGGTGGTAGTCGGTGATAGCGGTGGGATCACCCCCGGTCTGGACCCATAAAGAGGTCACAAGGGCGCGAAAGGCGCGAATGAACGTGTTCTCGACAGAGGTCCAATAGCGCCCAGAAAGTTGCTTGCCATACGCCAGCCAAGCGAAGGCCTTCCCCAATGAAGTGAGGACGGTCGAACGCGAGGCCGCGTAGGCAATGTTGCGCAGGATGGTCCGGATGGAATGGTGAATCCGAAACCGCAGCCGGTCAGCCGCCCTCAGGGCGACGGCGATGACGAACTTGGAGAAAGCAACTTGCTCCTCCTCAGTCGTCGAAAAATCAAACTTCGGGACGTCCGAATAAAGACGGGGTCCCGAAGGGCTGCACGTGCGGTACTTATCGGCATGAGGCTCGTCGAAGCCAATGCCGATGCACGAGTAGCTCTCTCCCCAATGCTCAATGAGGAAGTCGGAGAGCCAGGAGCCGAGCAAACGCTCGACAAGCTCGTCTAAGTACGAGCAAACGAGAATCATGCGGCACTGCTTGCTCGCCTTGATCATCTCGTTCTTCAGCATGCACTGCGCAGGCTCGCGCAGGTGCGTGGACTCCACGTCGCGGGGGTCCATGCCGGAAGCGTCAACGGCGCGGAGCAGCAAAATCTTGAGGGTCACCGCCTGGTAAACCTCCGCGAAGTTCTGCAGCGCGTGATGGCGCTTGAGCACCCCAGAGTGGTTCATGGGGTATCCGGAGTTCGAGTCCGGGCGAAGGCGCACAATCGCGCCAAAAACGTCGTCAGGATTTGGGTAACCGCGGGAGAACCACTCCGGCAGGTCCAGGTTGCCAAGACGCACGACATCGTCGGCCATGGCTTCCGTTGCCTCCCAGTAGTAGTTCCTCTCAGTCTTCCCCATGGGCAGCGGTAAAAACCGCCCATTCGACACAAGCGACCGGAGAACGTGCTCTTCCACCTGCGGATTGCGGTCAGGGTAGTAGTAAACACCAATGCGGGGCTCCTCTTCGCAGAGGCGCGCCCAGTCAACGGGAGGTTTGTTGCTACCCGAACCGGTCGGGGTGACGCGGGCTCGTCCTTCAAAGTCGAAGTCGGGGTCGTCCGGAGGCTTCTTCAGCCAGCGGACGTTGGTCCCGACCAAGAGCGGGTTTAACGACAACGCCGAGCACAGCTCCTCGGCCAGATTTAAAAATCCTGGTCGAGTTTGGCGCGGTCGTCGTCGGTGGACCCTTTCTTGTCGTCCAGCTTGGCGCGCGCGAGCTCCAATTGCTCCACTTTGCGGGCCATGTCCTCCATCTGCTTCGAGTAAAGCGCAATGGCTTTCTGAGCGCGAGCGGCGTCGCGCTCGCGGGCCAGTTTCTGGGCCTGAATCTCTTTCTCGTAGTGGCGGAGGCGACGCAGTTCCTTGAGGTGCTTGCGAGCCAGCTCAAGGTTGTAAAGGAGAGGCGACATCTTCGCCATCTCCTCCGCGTTGAGGGAGACAGTGACCTTGAGGCGGAAACCTTCCGCTTCGATGGCCGCGATCTCTCCTTGCACGCGGGCGAGTTCTTTGTCGCGGTTGGCGGCCGCGGCCGCCTTGCGCACGCCGTGCTCCGGTGGGGGCGCGGCGACAGGCTTCGTCTTCTTCTCGCGGGCCTGTTTGATGAGTTCAATCTCCTCAGGAGTGAGCTCGAGCTTCGCAGGCTCCGGCTTCATCTCCTCGTCCTCGACGTGGACGCGCTTCATGAGCTTCTCCTCGTCGTCAAAGCGCGCGGTGCTGCGCGCGTAGCGACCGTTGAAGAAGTCGTCGGCGCGCGCGTCGTAAACGTCCTCGCGGTCCGCGGTGATCACGACGTCGTCGCGGTCCCCGAACCCAAAGCGAGTGGCCGTGTTGTTGGCGTAGGCCCACTCCTGGTAGTCCGACTCGTCGCGGTCGTCGCTGCGATCGTCGAAGTCCAGGTGGTAGTCGTCGACGGCCGGTGGGACCGTTCCGCTGTACTTCTGCTTGCCGGCACCCTGGTTGCGGCCCTGGCGGCGGCGGGCAAGCGGCCCGTCGCCCGTCGGCTGCGGCATGTAAGCCAGGATGTCGAACAGGCCGAGAGTAAGTAGGCCAAGCACGAGGAGGCCTTGGCGGCGCCCCACGAGGATGGCAAACACGTTGCCGTCCTCGTCGGAGGCCGGCGACCCGCTCATGCCGCGCTGGGCGTCGAGCGTTGGGCACTCAACGTCCAAGGTGGCGCGCCCACGGTTTTTGACAGTGAAGACGTGGCGCGACCCGGCGGCGTGGAGAAAGCCGCCTGGGCCCACCAGGTCAGTGACCGCGCTGGTACGCAGGGCGAGGGCGTTCATGACGCCCTCCTCCACGTTGAGCATGGCCACGTCGGTGGCAGTGTTGAAGGCCTCGAGGCGGGCGTAGGCCATCTTCCCCGAGAGTTCGACAAAGCGCGTGGCGTCGACCTGCCACGAGCGAACGGCGTGCAACGCCGTAAGCACGCGATTCTTTTCAAAACGGACGACGGTGAACTCGATTGGGTTCCCGGTGATCTCGTCCATGGCCTTCACGGTGGCGACGGAATCGTCAATCGCGTCGTCAGTCTGGGCATGCTCCGCCAGCCACTTCTTGGCGAAGTCGCGGGCGGTGTGGCCAGCCGCGTGAAAGGCCTCGTCCTGGGCCTCGACGTCTTCAAACTTGGCGGCACGGGCAGCAAATCGAGTCAAGGCACGTTTGGCAACTTGTTTGTTGGCTTCCACGTGCGCGTCAAAATCGAAAGTGCCAC